TCTTTATCTCCTTTTTCTCCTTTTACAATTATAGTTTTACATCCTTTCCTTATAGTCTTAATCCACGTACGATACTCATTCTCCATGCTATCTGCTTGTGGACCAAAAAATTGTTCTTTCCTTAACCTACTTGCTATACTCTCGTTATCTTTGATTTTTATATTGGCTTCTCCAAAAACAGGAGAGGTCTCCAACACAACCTCAGAATAACTAGGTAACATAGCTCCTATAATCGCACATCCTAGAATTGATATAAAAATATAACCACTTCTCTTAATCCAAACTGATGTAAAATCGATACTAAAAAATTCTGTGATACAACTACTTAACATAGTTGTATATTTTTGAAATTGTTCGGTTAATTTGTCATAATAAAAACGTAAAAATTCAGATGTAATAATAGACATGTCTATTACTTTATCTATTGTTTTAAAAGCAATATTTTTTATAAAACGCGAAAAATCAAAACTCTCAGCTCTCCAATTCTCATTCTCAATAGCGTCTTGAAACACATCAACTATATTAGCACTCTCATCATTCACGCTATCTAATACACTTAACAAATCACTCTGACTCAAAGCCATGTGTGAATTATTCATTTCTTCAGACCTACACACATGTTTAAATAACTTATACAACCATTTCAAAGTTCTTAATCCTTTAGTATCACGCAATTCTTCTGAGGAAAAATTAACGGACACATCAGGTGGAACATCCACAGCTGTATGGTTAATAAACTTATTCTCCCATTTCTTAGAACCTATATGATCAAATTTTACATATTCTAAAACTTGCGAAAAATGATCTGATACACCTCTCTTAACTTTAATAACATGAGCTCTTCTATATAAAGCCTCTGGGTCACTAATACAATCAGAAGAGGTAAACCCTCCTAAATCTGTGAAGTGATTAGTAGTGCACAAAACAACTTTGGAATTAAAAAATTTCGTATTCTTCTTACTTGCAGTAGCACATGGCAACGGATATTTCACAGGTGACACATAATTAATTAAATATCTCCATTGCGATTTTCCTTGTTGTCCTACATCATCCATAACAAAAACCTCTTGATTCTCATAATCATCATAAAAATCTTTTCCATCCTCTGCTGCAGGAACGGAATGACAAATAGTCGTCATTCCTGATTCACGCAACAAAGAAACAAAAGCATTCATAATTTGACTCTTTCCTGAACCTGCTTCACCTTCAAAAACAAAACATACAGGTTCATTCCTTCCCGATGTATCAAAAGCGTTACAACTCTTTATAACATTATCTTCAAACAACTTCCATGTTGTCTGAAAATATTTATTATTCCCGTTGGTAACATAATCAACAAAATCAGCGTTCTGTTTTAAACGATTATACAAAGCCATAACATCCTGCCTAAAAGTGGGATCAAACAATATTTGTGGATTGCCTACATATTTACTGTAGATATCACAAATTTGTGTTATTTCTGAATGTAAAAACAATGATGATCCCATACGTTTAACAAAAGACACCATTTCTTGCGTTAAAGCAGGACTCAATATAACTACATTAGGTAGCGGTTTAGCTATCCATTCAATCAAAACAATAAGAGATTCAAACAAAAATCTAGCTGATTCTATAAATACATTGGATTCAAATATTCTTTTACCTGTTAAAGTGGTAAACGTTCGAATAGCATCTAATACCTTAGTTGGTAATCCTAATGCTGTAAAACCTAATAATAATTCTGTGACGGACGCACCCGCTTGAGGTGTAAAATCATCTACGTGAGGTGCGTTATTAAATTCATCCCTAAACAAGATCATATACCTTTTATGTATTGTGTATATATTCATTAAAACTGCTGCTATCTTACCAAAACTGAAATAACCATCTCGCAAATGCGTTAACATAGCAAGCAAATCTATTAATAATAATTTTCCTAATTCAGATGTAGCTTTATTAATAATTGTTTTAGCCTTAGATAACAGAACAAAAGGTTCCATTAAAGTACTACTGAAAAAATTTTTTATTGCTGCGTATCCTAATTGTGCTAAAAAAGGTTTCTTTTCAGAAACTATTAAAACTTTACTATCTTTATATTCCTTAACTTTAACATTCAAAACAGGGTGATTTAAATATTTATTACTATAAAAAATAAAATTACGTTTGTGCACTTGCATCAAGATTCCTCTCGACATAAAGCATACAAACATTGAGGTATTGGCATAATTATAATATTGAAAACCTGGTATATCTTTATTGTAAATTCTATTGTATTCTTTTCCTAATTGTTTTATTAATTTATTTACATTCATTTTAATTTCTATTTCATTAATCGTAGCGGTAGTGTCCATTAGTTCATTGTTCAAATTTGTAATTCCGTTCATATTTCACATTGATCCATGATTGGTCATTTTGTTACGCTTTCGGCATGCTTATACAGGCACCATATATTTATTAGTCTGTTATGATTGAGCTCGTATCGTTTCCAACGACACTCAACCCTCAGGTACTTAAATACATGATCCGATGGTATAAGCTAATAGTGTGCAAGCACCGTACGTTAGCCTACTCTGGTATGACATAACATGGGATAGCCCATTTTCTTCCAAAAGAAACAAGCCCGTTTTGCAGGTGTATAAACCCGCGCCACTAAAGAAAAACCACAGCCTTCAATCGAAACTGTTTTACTACTCTACAAGTCACTAGTAGTGGTGTGGTGGTTGAAATACAACAATACAACGCTCGTGATACATTGTACTGAGGCAAATAATCCATATCAAATAATTCTATTCTCCAATTTATACGATGTCCAGTGATACCTTCGAGATAAATCCCGTATCCGTGTTAGTCCATATAAATCTTAAAACAAAATCACAATCCGTTCATAATCCATTTTAAAAATCGCATCAAGTAATTCTTATTATTAAAATATTAAACATGTGGAATTTTGTAAAAACTCCGTCACATATAGGGGTGTCAACCCGATATGAAAAACCATAAATTAATTTCTTTGCATGTACGCGAAAAAGTTCTCTATAAATATAATACTTTACCATAGTGACGCCGTGACCGATTTTACTCGGTTCATAAGCATTTATGTTACATAATATAAATATAAATATGAATAAAAATTATACATGCA